CGGAGACTTTCAACCCGATCGACTGGGTGCCTTCCACGAAGTTGTCCGAGTCGTCGTTCCCGGCGTTCCACCCACCGGCAGCGCTCTCGGCGTCGACCGCTTTCGACCCAACGAAGGTAACGACAGATACCGCCATCGGATCAGCACTCGGCGAGGGCGATCATCAGGGCGTCGCGGCCCTCGATCGCTGCCGGAACAGGGAGGTCGATTGCCACCATCGGGTGAGCGGCTTTGGCTTCTGCGGAGTGTCCAGCAGAGGTGCCGACAACTACCCAGTCGTAGTCGGTGAGCGTTGCGATGTCAGCACCTTCGGTGTTGAGTAAAGCGATGGTGTCGCCGGGATGGGCGGCTACGAAGTCGTCGAACGAGGCGTGGCGTGCCTGTCCGCCGGGGGGAAACCAGCCATCCTCGGTGGCATCAATGACCTCGATGGTCTCTACGGCAAAGGCATCACATGCCATACGGATTCCGTCGAAGTGCGAAGGGCGGATACCGTTGTGGCGGGCGTCCTCGATATGGACAGCAACACCCATTGCCATCAGTCGTCCTTATCCTTGGGTAGTTCCTTGTCGATGACACCTCGGGCTTCGAGCATGTTGATGAGATCGTCGCGAGTTACGCCCCTGATTACTGCCTCGTCAATCCCTGAGTTGGCAAGAGCGAACCTCACCCAAGCGTCCCGGCTGGAACCCCGACCAGTGCGGGGCGGCAACGGAGCATCCTCAGTGACTTTCTTTTCCGGCCGCACCCCGGAAACGATTTGACGAGCTTCCGGGTCATACTCACCAGCATCGAGTTTGACTTGGAGCCACTGGGCTTCTTGGGGATGCCCGGTTCGTCGCAGTTCACGGATTGCTTGAACCATGGTCGCTTGCTGTGGTTTGTTGAGCCCTTCGCTCATCGTTTCCTCCTGGGAAAAGACAGGGACCCCACTTCAGGTGGGGTCCCCATCGTAACCGTCATGTCGGATCGACTGCTTCTCTTACTCACCCGTCTCGAAAGTCGGGGCAGTGTAGGAAGCGGCGTCCTGCATGATGACAGCAGCTCCGCGTTGGCCTACGCCGGCTCCGGCGTATCCGTCGTACACGGAGTCGTACAGCGGGTAGTTCTGCCGGTTGCCTTCGATCAGCCTGAGTCCCCGCGCTGACGGGTTCACATGCTGCCGGAAACCAACGACGTTACGCACGTCGAGTGGTCCACCGGACACGAAGCCACACAGATACCCACTGACCATCAAGTTGTCCTGCACAACTGTCCAGTCATTGATGAAACCTTCGACACGAAGGCCGGAAGTTCCACCACGCCTGGTCTGACCCCTGACAAGACCGGACTCAGCCAAGATCGCTGGCTGTTCCGACTCTTCAGCGGGAATCCAGTTAGCGAACCCACGGATGGTCGCGAGATCATCGCGGTGGGCCAACAGGATGAAGGTCGAGTCGCCAAACTCACGGAATCCGTGGTGGATGAGGTCCTCGGACATCGTGTCCAAGTCTCCCTGCACGAACCCACCACCACCTCCGAAGAGGTAATGCTGGTGGGTACCGTCATGGGTCCACCGTTTGATCGCGGGTGGGACTTCACCATCGTTGTTGTAGAGCCTCACAACGTTGATGTCGTCCTGATCCGTGTAGTTGGCATCACCAAACAGGGCATCGAAGACGAGCTCACGTTCGAGCGTCGTCCACGAGTTCAGAATGGTCGCCTGAACCGCGATGATCTGGGCACCGGACGCCTTGTCCAGATACTCCTGCGTGTATCCGTCGCCAAGGTCGTAGTGCGCGAGGGGGAAGCCACGAGTGACTTCGGTGACACGCACCTTGGACGGGCGTCCGTATTCCGTTGCCTTCTGGAAACCGGGCGAGGTTGGGACCCCGACAGTTTCGTTGGACATGATCGTCGGGAACGTCATCAGGGACACGAAGTCATCGTTGCCGGCGTTGAACGCCACCAACATCGCTTGCATGTCTACCCAGATCTCGTTGACGTTCTGACCGTCTTTGGTTAGTCCCCGCTGGCCGGGAACGAGGTCTTCAGCATCAATGCGAGAGAAGAAGCCTGCAGGGGCTTCGCCTTCCGCGGCACCAAAGAGTCCTGTTCCGTTCTCTTCGCCGTAGAGCGCGATGAGTCGGCTGAGCGGGTCGTTCATCGCCTCGTAGAGAGAGGCGGCAAGTTCGAGTTTCTTCGTCACTGCTACCTCCTCTCTAGACCGAAACGGGGCGACCCATCACATTGATGACGAGCCTCGACCCTCCAACCATGACGGTACCTACGTAGATATCGCCAGTAGCGGGAGAGGTGGTCACGTCACCTGCTGCGGTCGCAAACAGGTCGTCGCCTGCGGAAAGCGCTGGGCTTGTTCCGATTTCTGCTTCCACGAACTCGGCACGACAGAACACGGTGTACTTGCGCAAACCGATGACTTCGTTGTTGGTGGCCACGCCGGTCATTCGACCTTCGCGTGTCCAGATCACTCCATCACAGTTTCCTGCAGTGGAGGCAACAAATGTCCCGGCAGCGTCGAGGGTGACACACATCATGTCAAGGTCACCCCAAGTACCTGCGGTCCCGTCTAGCGAGGTGGCAGCAGTCGCGCGAAACTTCCCAGCTTCCGCGGCTTGATCTAGCCTCAAATTATCTCCTCTTCCTCAGAGGCGGGATGGATGGAAAGAGGCTCCTGGCCCTGATCTACCTAGATCCGCCCACGATCTGCGAAGTGGTCACCCCACTTCTTGACTTTGCCTTCCCAGGTCCCGTCGTCGGGTGCGTCGCCTTTGGCGCCACCATCTCCCGAACTTTTGCCTGGGACTTTGAGTAGGTACGGTTTCTTGTCAGCGAGCCGCTTCAACGTCTGCTTGATTTGCTTCCTGTTGGTGTTCCCGTCGTCGTCGAACAAGTCGTCCTGCGGGATCATCGACAGAGCATCATCAGGGTCATTGAAGTTGAGCTCAACTGCTTCGGAGAACACTGCCGCCTGTAGCCGCGACTCCATGAGTTGGGCACCCAGTGTCGTCGTGGACGTTTCGAGCTCCTCAATGCGTTCGTTCGCTTTGGTGAGCTCATCGGCGGATGCTTCCAGCTCAGACATCTCTTTGCGTTTGATGGCATCGAGCTGCTTCTGGAGCTTGACAACCTTGTCAGTTTCCTCCTTCGCCCGAGTCCGATATGACGCGTTCTCTTTACGGAGACCTGTCACATACTTCTCGTCGAAAGTTTTCGCGTTCTCGTCTTCCGTGTCTGAGTCATCGGAGTCCTGCTCCTCTTCAGACTCGTCCGTGTCATCATCTTCAGCACCGAACAGCATCTCGATGCGCCGGTCCTGAAGAGGAATCCACGATCCGTACACGTTCTGCGTTGGCACCGTGACCTCCTGGGTTCGATAGGTGCTACACGCGGAAGGTACTACAAGTTGGTGTTGATTGTGAAGCTATTCGGTTTCGTTCGGTTGCGATTGTGTGGCGAGAGATGCTTCAGTTTCGGCTTCCATCTCTTCCTCAATAAGCTCCACCACAATGTCTTGCTCTTCGGAAGTGAGCCCGAGTTTTGTCACCACAAACTTCAAGGGAACACCCATTTCAACGAGACCTTTAGCTTCTTCAACAACGGAAAGGCGGTAGTCGTAGCGGGGGTCTATCCAGGTGGCTTCCCCACGAATGTCGGCTTCGGCACTGAGAGATTTGGACACCAACCTGGCTACCTGAATCCACCGATTCCCGAACCGGATCTGCTTCTTCTCCACTTTGTCGTTGAGGGGCTTGTCGTCAACGAGTAGGGATTCACCGGACGGGGCGTCACCACGCCCACCGCGGTCGACTTGGTTGAAATACCTGACAGGGGTGGAGGTGGTGAGGGCGACGTGCTGCAACATCATTGAGATCGGTTCGATGTAGTTTGACGGGTCCGTGGTGTCGAACGACCCAAACTTGGATTGAACGATGTCACCGGTAGCGGACATCGACGGAGTGAAGTGCCACACCTCACCGGGACCGGAGTCCCACCCATCGGCCGGCTCTTCACCGAGCGTCTCTACATACTTCTGGGGGAACGACGAAAAGGATGAGGCAACCAGCATGTCAGCGATCATCTTGTTGATGGCGTCCTGTTGCGGGAGGACGTGCTTGATCTCCGACCGGTACGAGGTGTTGTTGAACTCGACAACAGGAACTTCGTCCAGGGGGTTGGGAAGTGGCCAAGGCTCGCCCTCAACTTCACGTCGTTCGAGTCCGGCCGCGAACCCAACCCCCGGAATCTCGGTGAGGGCTGAAGCGGACGACTGTGACTCCATGCGAGAGTTCAGGGCGGTAGCGGAACCCGCGGTATCGAGAAACTTCATCACGTTCTCGGGGGTGTAGAAGGTGACGTAGATTTCGCCAAAGTCGGTCTGCCAACGCTTCACTGCCCATAGAGCTTCACGCCGCTGATCCGGGTTGTAGAACACTCGACAAAGTTGACCGGGCTGCCAGTCGATCGTGGCGCCCATTTCCTCGTCAGGCCACACGATGACGAACGACCGACCTTCAACCAAGGTACCTTCGTGGTGGTCGATCTGTTGTTCGTCGATATCGTTGTTCCCGAACACTTCCCAGATGGTGTCAGCATTGCCTGTGGAAAGATCAAACCCGGTGAGAGTGAGCTTGTCATTGGTGGCGTTGATAACCACCTCACACCAGTTGTCGCGGAACCCCTTGAACGCCTCACCGAAAACAGCGTCGAAGGTGTCGGTGGTGTATGTGAGCGTCTGTTCCCCCTCGAAGTAATCGCGGTATGTGTTCATGTCCACGGTCTCTTTGGTGAGCGCGTTGAGTTCGGCACGAATGAGAGCTTCGGCAATGAGGCGATCATCGGACGGGTTCGTCAACGGCAAGACCATCAGGCAAGCTCCGGTGGTTGATACGTCGGATACGGATGATAGGTGGTGAGTATTCGGATGGAGTCTCTATGAGGCCAGCAACGGAAACATTCGACTTTGGCAAGGTGACGTTGCGGCGAGTAGGTGACCAACATCCACATGTGTCCGTTGAGCCGGCAACGGAGACGAGCCCACCAAGCACGCCGCCGCTCATACGGATAGGTGGCGAACACTTCGGCGTACCCATCGAGAGACCGCGGGTTGAAGAGCTTCACGGATACCCCTTGCGAGCAGAGAGGGCCGGGTCGTCGTGATAACGCTTCGCCGGCTTCAGGTCTTTGCCGTGGTGCCGCTGCACCCGGCCAGTCATGTCAACAAACTGCATCTCCCGTTCAAGGCAGATGAGCCCGTTGGCGAAAGCGTCAATCTGGTCGTCGTGAGCTCCGATAGGGAACATGGCTGCTTCGGAAGTGAAGTCGCGTATCCAGGGTCCTTCGACGAGGAACACGCGACCTTCCTGGGTACGAGCTGCGGCGATTCTTGCTCGGGTTTCCTTGTCACCAGTCGCGTAGAGGGGACGCACCGTGTAGGAAGGAAGCACGTTGTTGTTGTAATGAGCGACAACTGTCTTGCCGGCTGACCCTCGTTCCTGCTCGACGTATTGGGTGATAGCTCGGCCGTCTTTCTCCGCGGCTGCCTTGACACGAGCCTCGACACCACCAGGGTTCAGGCGGAACCGTTCCACGTCGAAGATGTAGTAGTCGGGAATGTGGAAGTCGATGGAGCCGTGGTGGGTACGGCCAACCTTCAGCCCCGCGGTGTAATCGGGATCTGGGTTGTCATCGGACGGCTCGGTGGAAGCGAAGTCCCAATAGCGAACGAAGGCAGCGAAGTCAGAAGCCAGCGGCACTTCACCCCAGCCAACGACTCGGAACTTGGAGGTGTCGAAGAACCCACCTCCGGCCATGGCATCCCAGTCACCTTCGCGGAGCTGTTTGTAGACGGTGCCGGAAAGCTGATCGAACGACTTCTCGTACTCCTCGGCGTCGAGAAACGGGTTGTCGTCGAGGGTGGCGAAGATGAACTTGCGAGGAGAGTCGGACGGTGGTCCGAAAGGAAGGTTGAACCGTTTCCGCACCCATTCGTGACCGGGGCCACCAGGGTTCGTGGCGGAACGCATACGCAGTGGCACGGTCATCCCACGGAGACGCCGCAGTCGAGAGAACAGATAGGTGTATTGGGCTTCGTCAAACTGGGTGAGCTCGTCGAACCCGATCATCTGGTATTCGGACGACTGGTACTTCAGCTCATCGCCGGCATGTTCGAGGTAACCGAAGTTGATGGTGGCCCCGGAAGGAAAGATCCAACGGTGGTTGATGCCGTCCCAATGAGCTCGGGTGCCGTGGAACCATTCACGAGCTCGGAACATGAGGCCACCGGGCTTATCAAGATCACGGAAGGTTCGGCGAAGGAGGAGAGACGCTACAGGATGGTCGTCTACGTTTTGAGTGGCGTGAAGAAGGAGACCTTCAGATTTGCCACCACCGGCAGCCCCACCGTAGAGAACTTCGAGATCGTCAAGGAGGAGGAAGACGAGTTGCTTCGGGTTGATCCCTGGAACGTCAGGAGTCGTCGTGACTGTCGGCGGGTACGGAATGAACGTCGACCACTTCGGCTTCAATGATCTCATCAGACGACTCACCGTTGCCGAATCTAGGGAGTGCGCCTGCTGCTTCCAAGACGGCGAAGACTTCGCCAAGTTGATCCCTTTCCATCGAGAAATGATGGCTCACTTCGACACTACCGGCAATGATTTCTGTTGGGGCGTTCCGCGCCAACCGTTCCGCGGACTGAAGCTTGGGGAGAAGGTTGACTGATTGAAGGTTGAGGTTAGCGAACTGCTTTGTCGACAGGTTTTCGAGGTATTCGGGATCTTCGGTGAGCCGCATGTTGAATGCTTCGACTGTCACCATCACCGACTCAATAGCAGCACCGATCTGTTCAGCATGAGCGTCGGCCATTTCGCGAATCGCTTCAAAACGAGCCAACTGGTAGAGACGTTCTGTCTCATTGTCCCAAGCAAGAGCACGGGTAGGCCAGTCGTTACGGCCCGCGACCCTGGCAATCCCTCCAGGTGACCGATCGGTGGCTTTGGCTACCGCGGTGTAGGTGCGGGATGGCCCGAGCTCCCGGTAAACACGAAAGAACTCCCAATGGTCGCCAGCTTCGTCGGGAAGTCGGTCCCAAGGCTGCTGATACTCGTTCTCAATGGTGTCAGGGGTAACGGGAACGAGGGCAGAACCGTTGACGGCCTCTTTCGACTGTCCAAGAGCGTCAGTGAGTCCACCTACTGCTTCAGTGAGGTCGGAGATCTCGTCCATGTCGACTATTCAATCACGGAACGGTCAATGAAGTCGCCTATTTGTGTCTGATTAGAGTGAATGTGACTGTCAAAAGCGGAATGTGGAGCCAAGGGGTCCTGAAGTGGGGCAAACCACACCTCTCCGGTGAGACCAAGAGTGGGGGCGACCTCACCGGCAACTACCGGGTCATCAAATGGGCCGTAGCATTGAAGAGGTTCGGCTTGGATCACGACCCATTTCATGGCGACGAGGTTCTCCAACCGCGATGGATGCGATTCTGGACTTCGATGGCGTGGATGCAGCGTTTACAAGAACCTTTGACCTCGGAATTGAACCGTTCTCGGCTTGTTTTGGCAATCTCGCGACCACATAGGGTCTTGTGGTATGGACCCAGGGAAGCGTGAACGACGTACCGAATGAGATAGGACTTGGTGAACACGTTGTAGAGGGCGTTTCCCTCGATGGTGGGGAGTGACGGTGAACCACGCCGAGTCATCTGAGATCCTTTTCTTGCGGTACATTCACTTTACCTTCCATTCGGAGGGTTTCGCTATAACCATGGGTGTTGACACGTTCGACAAGGGTCGAGATCTGAGACTGGAAGGCTTTGCTCATCGCCAGGTAGGTCTTGTGAGAACTTGAAGGGAGATACAAGCCACGCTCAATATCGTCGAGGAACTTTGCGGCTGGGATCACGGCCGTACAAGTGAGCTGATCGGCGCGGCGGGCAAACTCACCCCAAGGGACACCGTTGAACAGCCACCATCTACGACCCACGGTGATGATCCCACCAATCCCAGAAGAGGTCGTAGGCGACGGAGGTGACCCAGTAGACGAGGGTGATGAGGGACAGGATGGCGAAGGCAGCGATGAAGAAACGGACGCCTTCGAGAAGCCAGCTCATCGGTCCAGCCACCGTTGTAGCCACGCCACCAGTTCGGGGATATGCAACTCTGCGATGAGCGCGTGGCCTAATCCAACCACCGCGTCGTGAAACTCTTGGTACGGGTCGTTGACGTTTGTCGAATGTTCATCGCCGCACCAGCACGACGGGTCAGCGGTCATCGTCGGCCCTCCCGCCGTGGCAGACGCACACGCAACCCTTCAACATGTTCGTGCAGTCCTTCCCGGCGTCGCTCCTGGGGCGATGGCGCCACACCTGCCAGGGGCGCATCGCATCTCGGTCGTTTTCGCAATACCCCAGCCAGCACCACAAGGTCACGGTCGTATCATCCAGCGCTTCCTGTTGGCCCTTTCGACTCAGCTTTGTCGGGTCAGTGGTCATCGTCGGCCCCCAATCGGTTCTCTAATGCTTTGATAAAGACACGCACGGCATCTCGGTCCACTTCGATCACGTCACCCACCGGCACCCAGCCCTGACCATCACAGATGCCGCACCGAACCGACCCACGTACGTTGTGAAGGTCATTCGCAGTAGCCGAGGCATCGAAGGCGACGAACTCTTTGGCAAACCATCCAGCATCACATTTGCCAAAGAGTTCGTCGCCGGGGCAGTCCTCGACCCTGACGACTCGTATCGGGTCAGCGGTCATCGTCAGCCCCCACTTCTGTCACAGGTACCATCAAGTGTCTGCCGTGGGCGAGGTTACTGTGCCACGTCCACGCTATCGCCCGTACCCGCATCTGAATGCCACCGACTTCCACCAACACACAACGATCGCAAGGGTCACCCGCATGACAGGCCGGGCAACGGTCGCCCTTCGCATAGTCGAAGCCCATAAGCCCGCACATATGCTTATCGCGGCGGATCGGGCCGTTGTCGCAGTCGCAGCCAACCAACTGTTCTAAGAACAGACGTGCCATATCGTTCCGAAGCGTTAGGGCTGCGGAGAAGTTCAAGCTTGTCAGCCCGTACTCGGCCAGCAAATTCCAGGCAGCTTCTTGGTGCGGGTCATCGGTCATCGTCGGCCCCCACTAATTGCTTCCCATTGCTCCCAAGTCATCAGGTCGCCATCGACGTAACGCTCAGCTATGTCAAGAATCGTTTGAACGTGAGGATGAAGGTTGAACGGTATTTCGGGTTCGGCGCTGATGAAGGTGCTCGTAGCTGTTTCTGCGCATTCCCTAGTAGGTAGGTCAGCGGTCATCGTCAGCCTCCTCATCCACCATGGCAGTACAGCGGGATTCCCCATCCAAGCCAGCCTCGTCGGGGTAGCAGAAGTACGGGTCACCGTTGTCGGCATGTTCGATGCCGCCCCACTCTGATGTGCGGAGCGGACGACCGCAGACGCAAGAACCAACAACCGTCGGGTCAGCGGTCATCGTCGGCCTCCAGAACCCTCGATTCCGGCAAGAACACGACACGATCCTGGATGTCGATGTAAAAAGTTGT